ACGGACCACGTGAAGACCTAAGCCGTAAAACGCTTCGTGAAATTCTTTCTCTGCGTCCGTCAATTTTGCGCTGCCCTGCTTGATTTCCAGCATGACCACACGACCACCGCCTGCTACTATGCAGTCAGGGAACCCGTCACCATATTTTGACGTATCTTTGACTTTGTAGCCACAATCGCGCAATCCTTGGATTATCTCGTGGTGATTGCCGTCCACTCGTTTTGCATACTTCGTCATATTACCTCCTGCATGTGCGTGTTTCCACGCGTCTTCATTGCCTGTCCATTTGATGATTGTGTCGGGTGCCTCACTTGATATTCCAAGTGAACCATTATATAAATCTGGAATATCAATCCTGTCATCTTCTCCAATCCATAAATCGCCATTATCGTCTTTAATAAATACTTTGTTGGCTTTTTCCATTGCCAGCTCAACCTCCTGATACCAGTTGTATATCTTCAGATATTGCTCGCTGTTGATGGTAAACGTCTGGTTATCCCTAAGCTGTGATTGCATCCAATCGCACATCATTTGTTCGGCTGTTTTCATTCCGGCTCCAACTCACAACGTCGATTAAACTCGTTCGTCGAATATTCGTCAAGCGCGGTTCGGGTCCAGTCGTAGATTTCAGTCACCCCATCGGAATATGCCCTGTTGGGTTTGCGCGTTGCCATGATTCTCAATAGTGCGCTGTGTAATACCGCTACTTGCTCTTTCAGGTATTCATTCTCATCCGTTGTTTTCATAATTTTATTTTCTCGTATCCAATCAATAACATCTTTTCCAAATACAGTTTTCATTGCAACCTCAAAAATATATATTGGAAAATTGTCATCAATCCACCCGTCTTTATAAAGTTTGTCAATATATTTTTCACAATTACTGACTAGCTCACCAATACAAATAGGGTTTTTTAATTTTGGTTTTTTCGCTCTGCGCGCATCTTCTATTTCTTGTCTTTTTCGTAATTCGTCATACAATTCTTGATCTGTAAATTTATTTAACATCTCATCACCTCAATACAATAATACAACTTTCCAGACACAATTTCAATACCCAATATTACGGCATTTAACGGCATTTAACGGCATTCGGTCATATTCGGTCATCCACCCTCAAGGTCGGGCGACCGATTAGCCCACCACTCCGCGCACAATTGGAAGAACACCTCGGGTGGCATAACTTCAAAATCGCACCAGGTGCCAACCTCGATCCGTATTCTCGGACGCGGTGATTTGCTATCCATGACGAAGGTCACATTAACAGGTGTCTCGTGTAGTTTACTCATGTTTCACCGCCCCTGGATTATCATTCAGCCATAGCCCAACCTTGACAAGCAGTTCCTTCCGTGACATGTCACCGAACCCGCGCCGCCCGCGTTTATCAGCGTAGTTCTGCAGCATATTCAGCAACCCGTCGATTATCACCCTGTCATGTGGCTCAAGCTTCTGGTACGTTGCCTCAATCGCCTCGTTCATGTCCTGCTCGTTGTAGCTTGCCATTTCGCCGACTAGCGATGACTTGTCGCGTATCATCTCGCGCTTGAATTTGTAATCAGCATTGTATTTGTCGTTATAGCGTATCATTTTTCACCATCCTTGTTACAAATTGCAACAGATTTTTCGTAATCTTGTATTCTTCCATCGACAAGTTTATTCAAATGATTACATAAATCTTTGCACAATCTAACGTCTGCAAATTCGTGGTCTAAACTAATATAATGTTTACTGAGTCGCAGTTGTAATGTTTTCAAAGTGTGAACATCATCTGCTTCGTTATACATGTTTAATAATCTAATATATTCTTCAAAATACTCTTTCATTCCATCTCTCCAATCTCTAGTGAACGTTGTTTAATATCGTCTAACTTTTCATCAAGCAATGCAATCTGTTTCAGCATCTCGTCACGTTGCAACAGTAGCATCGTCCGCTCTTGTCGCAGGCTTTCGATTTCGTCCAGCATCTCATAAACTAATTTTTTATTTATGATTGTTTCTTTTTTCAATAATTTCCTTGTTTCATCAATCCATTCTTTAGTAAATTTGCTCATCCAATCCTCCGATAATTCCGTTTCAACCCGTCTAGCAGTGCCAGCTTTATCTTCACCCGGTCGCGGTTGCGTTGGGTGTCGGTCTGCTTCCATTCGCGCACAGCTTTCTTGTATTCCAATTCGGCTTGTTGCCGTGCTTGCCAATAAGTCATCTCATACCTCTTTCTCTAAATCGCCAACCCGAAAATATTCAGGTTGCATAATCTGTTTGAATACACCAGTTGAACCCATGGTGTTTTTATCCACCAGAACATCAACAATATTTGAATACCCGTTTTCTATTCTGTCACGTCGTAACAATACCACCAGGTTTGACTTGTCGCTTTTTTCACCGGCACCCCTGACACTGGTTCGATCAACATTTTCAAATGATGTCTGCTTGCCTTCTTTACTCATTTGTGCAACCATCAATACCGGAATGCCTGTCATCTCCGCAAACGTCTTTATCTGCTCCACGTTGTCCGCTTCACGCTGGTAGATATTGGTGCCGAACATTTGTAATTGCCGCTTTGAAGCAGACGCCTTTTCGAGGTAATCCAATACCACTACATCGCATTCATCCTCATTGACTAGCCGCCGTAGTTCTGTAATGGTTCGCTCCATAGTCCAGCCCGGGGTGTGGAGGTAGGATATATACCCTTCCCATTTCAGTAAGCGCGGCTTCACTTCGTCGATCTTTTGTTTCTGCAATGGATTCAACTTACCGCTTTTTATGTCCCTGGGTGTAATCCCTGTATGTCGTGACGTTCTGCGTAGCATCATAAGTTTTCGGTTTAGTTCGTAGTGGACAAATACAACCCTGTTTTTATGTGCTGCCCAATGCTCTGCAATCGACTCCGCATATATGGTTTTTCCGGCACCGTCTGGAGCTGTTACCAATCCTAGCATACCGTCCTCAAGTGGATCTATAATGTTATTCCATGATTGCCACGGCCATGATAAATCGCGTCGTAGACTCTCCGGTGTGTTGGCTATCTTTTCGTAGTCATCAATAATCTTGTTAGTAAGGTCGAACGATTCAGCCCACTTCAAAATAGCATCTTCTTCGCCGGCTCCCATGCGTGCCAGCATTTCAGATAACCAGCGGCGCAATTCTTCCGGTTCGTCCTCTGCCATGCACCGTCGTAATAATTCTTTAGCCAAAACTTCATATTGTACAATTTCAGGATTCATGTTTGCCCTTTCGATATTTCACCACTAGACAATACCACGTTTATTGGTTCTCTAATATATGGCTTTTTTGTTAAAGAACTTTTATATTGATATATTTTATCCACTATTTGTTGTAGTGTTGGAGGCTCATTCTTTTGACCACGAAAATCATTTTTATACCACCAAGATTCAAACCCTTTCAAATCATCTATTGTATATTCAGCTTTTATAAGTATCTTTGCTGTTTTACCAATTTGTCCTGCTTTTAGTTTCATATCCAATTTACACATTCTAGCCAATTCACCAAAATAAATTTTATGTTCGGGAACCTTGTCTTTAAGTATGTCTTTAACTTGTCTTTTGTTGTTACCTGTTTGTGTAACACTTCTGTTACCTATTTTGGTAACAGTGCTGTTACCTGTTTTGGTTACAGTAACCTGTGTAGGTAACACTTCATTTTTATTGAATCTATCCCCTCTTTCAGCATCGGATTCTATACCAATCCATTGTTCGATGTATTTATTAAATCCGTAAGTTGGTATTTGGCCTTTGTCTAATCTCTTATAAATTATCTTTTTTTCAATCAACGATTTCAATGGTTTTAATACATGTTGCCTTTTACTATCCGTTCCCTCTGCCCACTGGCTTAAACTTATAATATCCTCCTTTTTATTCCAGCCATATGTTTTTCTGAATAAAAATAAAACACAGCGAAACTCTGCACCAGATAGCCTTGCTTTGGATAGTGCATCGAATATTGCATTATGAACCCTGGTAAACTCGCCTTGTTCTATTTGAATGTCGTTTCCGTTGGTTGCCATTGTTTCTCCGTGTGTTTTATAAAAAAACCACTTTGGGTTGTGCCCGTGTCCGCAAGTGCTATCCAAGTGTAGCATTACACAGACACACCCTAAAGTGGTCTACTTGGATCATATTACAGCTTGCGGACTGTGTTTGTTATATTTCATATTATACTCCGTTTTTATTGGATGTCAAGAGATTCATGTGATTTCACCCAACCAAATCTTTTGGCAATGCTAAACAGCGTCGCAATCGTTACCGCGCTGCCTTCGCTGCCTTTGTCGTGGAATGATTTCCACTTTCGCTCCACTTCGCCCTGCTTACCGTCCGCCCAACTTTCAGCTAGATTATAACCAGCGTCGCCAAATTCTGAATGAATACCCATTAGCACTTGAACCCATTCATCGTATGCAATGCCCCAGGGTGGTATCAACCGCAAGGCGTCTTGTACCTCTTTTTGAGAAGCCGGTGCCAGATAGTTTTTTCTAACCGTCAACCGTCGCTCATTGTCCCCACTGTCTTTATAATTCTGGATTATTTTCTTTATAACATCAACTGGTAGCACCTGATTGATCTTGTAAAACTCACACCCCTGGGAACCATAGAAAAATCGTACAGCATCTTTACATTGTCTATCAGCGGTACCAAATAGCCACAATAAAGCACTGGCAGCCATTGTATAATTCTTGGCCTGCATAATTGGTTGATCTAATAAAAATATTACCCGTGACCTCGGTTCCTCTGGTTTGTGACTTATGGTTGTGTACAGGAATGACGCATACTTGGCTATAAACTTATCCCTTGATAATTGCTCAAGTGAGCTGCTTTTATCGCCGGTGTCGAAATCCAGTCCAATGTGTTGACCACAAATATAATTCTCGGATGTTCTCCAATTATTCTTGTGTTGGGTTGTAATGGATCTACCCAGGTAGATGGCAGCCATGATATTTTTTTGCTCAAGCTCAAAGTTTACGAATGACGCGTTAAACTTTGACCACAAATCAGACCCATGGGGAATCTTCTTATCTAGCTTAAAACTCGATACCGCTATTTTGTATATCATGTCTTTTTCCTTTTACACATATCAGGAGTGACTAACCCGTGCCATTGCATGTGGTGAAAATTACAAAGATAACCGGTAGGCCAATCATCTGCACGATCACCAAATAAATATCTTGGTGCAAAATGATGTAACGCTGCCCCTAATTCTCCACAAACTACACAAGCATTTTCCAAACTACGATAATCATTGATTACTTTTATATCATCAATTTCAATACCTACCGCTTTTATTTTTTCATGCTTGATATAAATTGCAGATCCATTAGCATTATCTTTGCAAAATCTACACATCCAATAAACTTGAGAGGTGCCAGAATTTGTTATATTTCTAACCAACTCAAAAACACCAGCATTATTACATTTTTTACATATGCCTTGTTTTCGTCTGTAGTTCATCTAAAAAAATCCAAACCTTTTTTTCTTCTTTTCTTTTACCGGTTCATCGCTTTCAAACTTCTGGCAGATGATAAAAACAGCCTGCCTGGTAAGCCTGTACCTATCTCCTATCGCCTGGTATGTTAGCCCCTGCTTGCGTAGTGCCACAATCTCACTATCCCGTTTGTACTTTGCCTTGTAATTCGATACTATTTGTTCTAATTTGTTCATGGTGATACCTCCAATTACTATATTAGCACAACTATTCTATTATGTCAATACCTTTGCTTACACGTTTTGTAAGTTGGTATAATATTCGTAAAGAAAGTGCTTGACATCCATCCCAAATTGTGTATAATGGATATAACGATAACAAAGGAGATTGAGATGAAACAAATCACAGCGAAATATCATAACAGCATTGTCCAGGTGGACAGTATCAGCCACATGCCAGGGCGCGTAAACGTACACACTATCGACGGCACCCGGCCATTCAGTCGCTACTTCTGGGGCGCAGGTGTATCACCCGACGACGGTGGTACGGTGTTCCTTGACAGCCTGACAGACATCAGGGTCGAATGGCTGCCCGAAGCTGACCCGTTCGAACCGACTGACCCGCCTATGCCAGAACCGGAATATAGCCCGGCGTTGGAGTGGGACATGATGACGGCTTCGATGCGAAGGGGGGAATGATGGATAGTGATAATTGGCACACCTTATTGATTCTTCCCAAGAAAAGCGGATATTACAAAGTAAAGTATTTTGTAAGAGACGCGGGGGGCATGTGTACTGAAAGTTTTTATTATGATGAAAAAGAAGGTTGGGATATTCCAACAAAATATACTGTATCTCTTTGGAAAAAAGAAAGCGAGGAGTGATGGAATACACAAGAATAATGGTTGAAAACAGGCTATACAACAAACAGATTGTATCAAGCGAATATCAGAAGATCATTAATAAAATGTTTGGTAGTGGCGAAGGAAAACCACGAATATTTAATTATCCAGTTGAAAAAACAGACATTGAGGCGATGACGGTAGCAGCTTATCATTTGGGTAAACTTGAAATGACAAATATGCTTATTGACAGACAGGACGGTAACCAATGACCCTGCTACAAATCCTATTCGGTGGCGTGGCGATCATAACGGTGCTGACAATAATCAGCGTAATTGGATATTTACGGAGGATGAAATGAGCACACTTGATGACGATATTGCTAGAGGTTGCTTAGAAAATGGCGAACCTATTGAAGCAAAGTGGGGCAGCGGGTGGTGGTCTAGAACCAACGAACAAGAGCCAGAACCGGAATTTTATCAGATGCCATGTCCTAATTGTGGGTGTGAGAATTCTCACAGGTATGGTTACCCTAATGATCCAAATGGAGAACTGGTTCATTGTGAGAATTGCAAAATAGACATAATAACCGGAACAATGGATGATAAAGAAGCATTTTAGGAGGATAAAATGAGAGAACCTATCAGAGATAAACTATTAACAGAAATGACAAAAAAAGACTTTGAAAATCTTCCAACTAAAGACTGGCAAGAGGACATCGGAAAATTTGATGCACTTGTGATAATTCCAGGAAAATACAACGAATTGCATGATAGTGGTTTTCGATTGATTACCTATGTTTTTTGTAAAGAACACTATCCAATTTGTAAATCATCTGGATGGAGCGATGTTTTACATCTAAACGGCATTGGTGGTTATGGTGGATACAAAAAAGACTTAGATAATATTCTTAAAACAAGACTAGCCCCAATTGTTGATTGGAATATGGACTGCTTGCCAAAATCAGGATATATGAGATTATGGTGCAGCTATGACCTAACAAACGAAACTGATATGTCATCATTCGATGTAATAGCCAATATAGACGACAGGAGGATGAAATGAACGTGTTGAAGATCATGGTGGATGAATTACCATATAGTTGTGATATATGCTGGTTCTTAGGCTTTTCAAATAACGATTGCTTTAGAGTTGAAAATTATTTTTGTGAAGGAAACAATACAATTGATAGTAATAAAATTACTAATCCATATCAAGGACGACCACAATGGTGTCCGCTTGTTGTTGAGGTTCCTGAAGTGTGCGAGTACGTTGGTAAATATGGAGGTTATGACAAACACGGAGACATGATATTCTTCTCAAGAAAGACCGGGTGTAGTCACGAACATTATCAAAAGATTATTGTGCCAGATTATCAATTCTGCCCCAACTGCGGCAAGCCTATCAAATACATCGAATCCGAATAATTAGAACATTTGTGTCTATTATTGTGATGTGGAATCTGCTATTATGGATACAAGAACGAACAACAAACAGGAGATTGAGATGGGAAACGACAGATTGATTGAATGGGCAAACGCTAAAGTAGAAGAACACATTGACACAATAAAATTCTATATCGCTGAAGGTATCGAAAAAGAAACCGCCATTGAAATGGTATTCTCACATTCAGCATTATCAAAACAACTGAAGGATAAGATCGTTCAGAGTATCGAATAAAATTACCAGCCACGCCGGTGGCTTCGTAACCGGCAAGGAGAACCAATGCCACTAGAAATCATAATCATGTTAGTGTTCGGAACCACCGCCATAATGGCGAAATTAGCAGATATGTTAGCGAAGGAGTAGAGATGGAAAGCAATCAATTAGCAGTTTATCAGAATTTCGACAATATCAGCAAGGCAGCCCAAGCGCTGCAAAAATCCGGTTATTTCAAGGATGTTACAAGTGAAGCCCAAGCAATAGTCAAAGTGATGGCCGGTGCTGAATTAGGACTACCACCGTTCGCAAGCATGGCAGGTATTCATATTATCAATGGTAAGCCTGCCCTCGGCTCCAATGTGGTAGCAACCCTGGTAAAGAATGACCCACGCTACGACTACAGGATTGATGAATGTAATAATAAAATTTGTGCAATAAATTGGTTTGAAGATGGCAAATTGGTTGGTGTTTCAACATTCACTATGGAAGAAGCAAACGCCGCGGGTATTACTGGTAAGCCAACGTGGAAAGCCTACCCTTCCGACATGTTGTTCGCACGAGCAATCACACGCGGAGCGCGACGGTTCGCCCCTGGTATCTTTGGTGGATCTCCAATCTACACCCCTGAAGAATTAGGCGCAGAGGTTGACGAAGAAGGTTACATTGACACAACACACCGGATTACAGTAGAAAAGCCAGAAATCAAAATCTTTGTTGACGAACCCGAATCCATGGTAGACGCCGCCGTTGAATTAGGCGGGCACGTGAAAGATGAGCAACCAAAGCAATACAATGGAAAAGTTGTTCACATCCACTTGCATGATTATCCGCAAGCATGGAGCAAGGTTGTATCTACTTTTGTACCAAAGAAAATCGAGAATACGCCGCACCTTGACGGGATATTGCAGAAATTGGCGCTATCGTTTGACACACCAGTTGATGACGTAATTGCAAGCGTAAATGATTACCTGAAGGAAAAATAATCATATACGGGATGCGCATGTTTACGCATAGAGAGGATTGATGAAATGAACATAAAAATAGCAGAATACAAACTAATGAGCCTCACAGACTTTATAGATATGATAAACAACTTTGCAAACACAAGTGGTTATAGCAGAAATGATATTATTCTAACTCTTGGTGATTGGAATATGCCATTGCCGCTTGAGGCACATGATGATAAAGGTTTTATTGTACTTGAATATAAGGGATATTCAGTAAGGATCAATCCGAATTCTATTTTTTCTGTACAGGTTGACAGAAATCGAATTGAGATCAAATTTTAGGAAGATTGCGAAAGGATAACCCATGCAATACCGCTGCACCCACGCCCGAATATTATTTACCCCTGATTATCAGGAACATTGTGTCAAAATTGGTACACCACAATGTAACGGCTGCAAGCTGGTAGAATTACGCACAACCCAAACCAGCGCAAAGCAGATGATTGAAGACGAACGACACGCGACAAAAGCGTATGATTTTGCTTCAGGGAGAATGGTGACAACATGGTAAGGGAGAAAAAATGAACAAGTGTAAATTGTGTGGAAGTAATCCAATAACCGTTTATCGTTATGAAGGATCTCATAAAAGAAATCCTGGGACAGGCTGCACAAATGAGCATTGTCCGATGTATGAAACTGAATTATCTGAAGATGAATGGGAAAAATTGAACTCTGTAATATCAAAAAAATCAGATGCTATAATTCAGATTATCAAGGGATTAAAAAGAGAGGACGGGTGGAAAATTGTTTTAGTGGGTAGCGGAGAAACTTATACATTGCCAAAATATGCGTTTGAATGGGAAGCAAAGCAGGACGCTAGAATAATGTCTTGTATTATGGGTAGTTTACCTATTATTCACTACGAAGAAAGCATTGTTATGAACGAGGCGACAACATGGTAAACCTTTGGCACGCAATCAGACAGACTGACCGGATAGCACAACTGGAGCAGGAGCGCGATTACCTGGACGCGAGGCTGGCAGACTTTGAGCGGGCAGCTATAATGTTTGCACAATTCAAGGCACCTGACCACATGTGCCGGCTGCGATTTATTCACCTGTTGAATTTTGGGAAGTGGAGGCAGAGATGAACGAAGAATTGAAACCCTGTCCGTTTTGTGGAAGGTCAGATAGTTTGTATTCACTGCCACAGTCAGTAACCATTCCGGTAGGTGGAGGACGTATTTTGAATGATTGGGCTGTTGGTTGTAAACAATGTAGTTTCAGTATAAAAAGAATGACATATCGCAAAGATAACGCTATTGAAACGTGGAATACCAGACCCATCGAAGACACCCTCACCGCTACTATAGCACAGAAGGATGCGGAGATTGAGCTGCTACAAACAAACCGCAGACTTCTTAATCGCGACAATGGGAAATTGAATGCGAAGATTGCGAGGTTGAGGGGGGCTTTGAAGGATATTAGAGAGTACAGATATTGGCATCTTACAGAAACTGAAGATCGGTCTAAAGCAGAAGCAAATTATGACGCTATTGTAAATATGGCAAAAAGGGCATTAGAGGTGAATGATGAATACAATAATTACAAACAAACAGGGTAAAAAAACAGAATATAAGGATAACGAAATTGTTGGAAGAATTAGTAGGGCAAATGGTAAATCACAAGTACGAATAAAATGTCCTTATTGTGGAACGTTGGTTTGGGCGTACGCTTTTTCCTTTGGTGGTTGCGGTAAAAAATGTCCCAAATGTGGAGCTATTCATTCTCGATTGTTGGGATCAATAAGAGAGGTAAATGATGATAATTGAAATAGGTGTTGAATTTTGTTCTGCTGCATTAGTGTTTATGAACGTTTTCTTTTGGCTTGGTGTTGTATGTGGAAAAAGATGGGAACACCAATACAATGAAATTAGCATGTATAAGGAGAAATGATGACACCCTTCTGGATTGGCTTCGTCTGGTTTGTTATCGGCATGTTTGTTGGCGCTAATGTCGGAATGTTTGTAGTATCATTATGCGTAGCAGCTAACAACGGCGATAAGATGTTTGTTGAGAGAGGTGAATGAAAAAATAGCGGTTCTAAGCGATTTTACAATAAAGGATTAGTAAATTATCTTGACAACATAGAATAAATGTGCTATTATATTTATGCCAAGATAGTTGCATAATTAACATAATAATATCCGTTTGTTACACGACTATCTTGGCAGATTGTTAATTCGTAGCAGACGGATATTATTTTTAAGAGGTCATTATGTTGCTTAGAAAACTTTGTAAAAATTGTGGAAACGCATACAAGTCCAAATTTGATTCTCAAATATTTTGTAGTAATATATGTAAACAACTTTATTTAAGAAAAAAAGCATTGCAAAAAGTTTGTGTTATATGTGGAACTAAATTCAATAAAAAGACACAAAATCAAAAATGGTGTAGTATTGAATGTAAAAATATTTATAATGTAGAAAATAATAAAGTCGGAGAATTTATTATATTAAATCGAGATAATTTTACTTGTATTTATTGTGGAAGATCGCCAGCAGAAGACGCCATAAAATTACACATAGACCATGTCGTACCAATAAGCAAAGGAGGAAAAAGTAATGCATCAAATTTAGTTACAAGTTGTCAGAGTTGTAACTTAGAAAAATCTGATAAAATTATTAATTCTGAAAAAATACTTGAAGAAATAAAACTAAGAAATAAAAATAATAATATATCAAATGAACAATTATTCAAAATTAGGGAGACTAAACGCAGAATAGATAATCTATTCACAAACATAAACAAAACGCCGCAAAAGCCAGTAAATCGCTGTTAGACGAATAAAAAACGAGCTTATTGTAGCATTCTTCTACATCCCACAATTTAATCACCACCGCTGAATAAATTGTACACAAATCACAAACGTGTTCCGTGATAACCTACACAGAACACGAAGGAATAATGTGGGAGTTTCACACCTTTTCCTTTTCAGAGTGAATAAACGAAAACAAATTTCCTTGATAAACGGAAATTACCATTATGCACTTTGGACGGGTTCTATTGTACAGTTTGGCAATCTGGTTGCATTATATTATCAATTATGATAAGTTACCTTCTTACAGACAGGATAAAAATACTATGTAATCGTTCCGAAAATAAGACGGGTTCGCTGTCCTATACAGTTTTGTATAGTTTGTACATTCGTTTTAACGCATAAGTGTTATTTAATGGATATTAAAAACACCAATACCTATTCAGATAATAACAATTATAAATAATACTTATGGCTTTGTGTTATGGAGATACCCATTATAGACATAATATGTAGTGTTGGGTTTACAGATAGCACAACACTATAAGATTATCCTATATAAAACAAAATCAGCCCCGAACCACTACTGGATGAACCCAGGTCATAACGCGGTATCAGGACTGATTTTACGCATACCCTTTCGGGTAGCACTCAACCACCGAAGCGATTGAGGGGGTAGGTGTGTCAGGATTTGGCCTTTGACGACTTTTTCACCTGATTTGTATGCTTGTCGTAGCAACCCGATACCCACTACATTTCTATCATACACAAGTCACTGTATCGTAGTTTCCGGTACGTTCCTACCGTACTGCACACCAACACATCCTACGTCTCATTCGAGGTGTCAGACGTTCAAGAATATTATAGCATACTTGTCAATAGATTAATTGCAACCGCCCCCGATGTTCTGGGAGCGGCGCAAATAAAAATAATAATTATCAACACTACCTAACCTTTTACGGCTTAACACTAACTTGACAATGGAAGTCTGTGTTATTTATTTACTGGGGTTAGGCGCTATACGCCGTGCTGTCCATCTAAAATTATTATAGCATAGTTGTCAATAGGTTTAACCCAGAACGCCCGGGTTTTACGCCGAGCGTTCTTTCGGAGAGGAGATGAGAGGATGATAGCCTAATACCAGCATTCCTGAATTGATACGGTTGGTTGGTAGTCTTCGTAACCAATTGTCATCCATGCAGAACCAAGCGGTGACGGCGGTAGATTCTTTTGATGTTCCCAGTTCGTCCATTCGTCCGAGTTGTAATGGTTCTTGTAACCTGGTGTTCTGACATGATATTGCAACTTCCTGACTACCCTGTTTTCACGGTTCAAGTATATTTGTGGAATCGGCATGACATACGCCTGATGATTATGCCCGTTATGAACCACATCAGCATCGACGTAAACCGCCTGTCTATTGGTCTGAATTGCCCCACGCGTAACGGGTGAATTACCACCAGCCCCATGGTTATAATAATATACGATGCTGCCCTTAGGTGCCGGCTTCTTTTTGTTTTCAATATTACGTTGTAGCATGAACCGCACGAAGCCGTCATATCCACCTGTTTGTATTCTATGGACCTGATTTTGGGATAGCAGAAAAGCTAATCTATCAAGCAAATCTGTACCAGCGTTCTTACGGGTGGATAGTTCGTGGTTGCCATAACCAAGATATATGATACGGTCTGAATACGGCTTAAAAAATTCGTAGGCGTCTTCTACAATCGCATCGTAATATCTATCGGTTGCGTATTCAGGCCTGATTTCATCATAGCTTTTGCGTGGATCAAATCTACCCTGCATAGCGTCTAATAAATCACCACAAATCAAAATACCAGCGTCATCTTTTATAGTTTCCTTTAAATCTTGTTCTAATCGTTTTCTATCGCAAAACACACTGTCATAATGTATATCTGACATCATAAAAAACTTTTGTTTATATCCGGCATAAGCGTCCGGTAGTTCACACACAATTACAGACCCCAATTTCTTTGTTGTGAAATTCATCATGCTCCCTATTCTATGCTTCGTAAGTTAGGTTAATGCTAATTATTAGTTATTCCATGTATCTAACGCCATAATACACAACAGCCGACCAGCCGCGTTCGTCACGAACCCAGACTGATACCGGATTGAAAGACTTGATTTCCAATACCTTGACCACTTCCCCGGGGTAACGGGTTGCAATTTCTTTGATTGCCGTGCTAGGCGTAGTTCTGACAAAGACGTTTTTTATAACCTTGAGTTTAGGTAATATAACCTCTGTTGTAGGTAGTTCTGGTGTTGGAATGATTTCACTGCCACTGAAAACCTTTAATTCATCAAGCGTGCCAGGGAAGTAATTCATATCAAGGTTAAGACTTTCAGCACCGAACGCGATACCGTCACCTTTGCTGGAATATTGCCAGAACGTCCACTTATCCCACGGGGTCAACCTTGCAAGATTGTATTCCATGTATTCCTGTGTAGAATACGAAGCAATCCACAATGGATAATTTTTCCATACGTCCGCTTGTGTACCGTAAGATTCCCAGAAAAACGCCCCTGTGTAGATTATTGGTTTCTTACCTGATAACCGCTCCATTTCAATGACATAATTCCAAAGCATATCATAAGCGTTGGCTGGTGGTGGATTCCAGTATTCAAAGTCAATGACGGGTGGTAATTCACCAGGGTCATTCTGAATAACAGACCATGCGTATTGTGCTTGTTCCTTTGGCGATACTTCCCAATCTAAAAAGTGGTAAGCTCCACGTAATAAACCAGCCGCCTTTGCTGTTTTCCAGTTGTATAGAATATCCTCATCTGTCCATAATCTCTGACTGGATTTTATAAATACAAACTTTGCCCCCATTGCAACCGACTTTGTGAAGTCCATTTGTTGCGCTGTACTATTGTCATCCTGCCAGCGTGATACATCTAGTCCAAGTGTATAGGTCATTGGCTCCTCCTCTGCAACTACAAACTCATTCATAACAAGTGGTAGATAGACCGTGTTGGTCATTTCATCAACTCCAATAATCTGCTAAACTGGAATACAATCTCCTGCCACAGGTTGCGCCCGTTGCGGTATTGCGGCTGGATAGGCTCAAACTTTACAGGATTACTTGACAGTTCAATCGAACTATCTGGAATTACCGGATTGTTAATGGGTTCAGGTTCTGGATATAACACGGGATATGCAAATACTTGTGGATTACAAATATCAGCGTATTCTATATTGCTCGGGTCACATGAATTGAATACCGGATAGCCTATGATTGGCGCTGGATAACCAACGTCCACGGGATAGGTATCTTCGCCCTGTACAATCTCCAATCCTGCCATTAGCAGTATCACAACAACACCGATAAATACCATCAACAGTTTTAGCTTCATTTCTCCTCCATACTACAATCTACCTTGTAAGCATCCGTGACCAGGTATAATTGACAAAACTTGAATCTGTGTAACTAAATTTCATACGAAAACAATCCCGTTATCAATTTTCTACCGCTTGCCGTCCAGCTTGCGGTTGTTGTCGTAACGCCCTTGATAAAAATAACTGATGTTGCCGCACTTGCTATTTGAAACGTTGACGCCGTTGTGACTTGAGTTCCATTATCAATTGCAAGGGCTGATGTGATGTAAACCGAATAACTCATAGTAGCGGCGGCTATTGGTAATAATGCGTTAAACGATGTTGAATCTGATGTACCATCTAAGCGCAAATGTACGGTGCATAAATTACCAACAACACAATACTTACCAGCGGCTAATGTCGTTGCAGAAAAGCCAGTCGGTGTCGGTGTGTAGGCTGTCCAGATACCGCCTGTTTGTATTGTTGCCAGTGCGTTTATCTTATATTCCAGCTCGTTGATGGTTTTCATCAATTGGATAGGGTCTAGTTGTCCGCTCATACCTGCTCATCTCCTACAATAAACGCCGTAACGGTATCAACCGTGTTGTCACCATTTTTAGAATAGTTTATTTCATATCCATTGATTCTACAGTCGAAAGTATAACCAAGATACGTAGACAAAACGCGGTCCCCGTAATTCCAATCACGCCCGTACTTTAACCCCTTCGTTTGTGCTATCTGTCCGGTAAGTGTTATTTTGCCTTTATTCTTGTTCAGCAATTCCCGCGCCTCGTTATTTAATCCGGCTTCGGTTGTTACCTGAAAGTTTTGCGAAACAACTTCGCGCCGTGACCATACACTATCATTGATAGCATCACTGGTTGCAGTCCCCACTAATCGCGCCGTCCCTTCACCCTTGCCACCTATATAAGCTGCCGTTTTCTCGTTGGTGTAATCGAATGACAATGCCGGATAAACCAGTGTGTTTGCTTCCACGGATAATGTGATTGACTCCCTCAAGTCATTACCGCGCTGATTAGTAAATGTTTTGAATGTGAACGGTAAAGCCCCGTCATAGACAACATCGAACGTTACCCATGTCCCTTCGTTGCGCGATTGATCTACAAGCGCCTGAACGGTGGATAACACCTGTTGTCTCGAGAATGCCTTAGTAACAGTACCACCAGCCCCGTCATCACCGTCAATGGTGAAATAAGTCGCTGCCAGATTGCGGGATGTATCTACCGCGTCACTAACAAAGTTTTCATCAATAATCTCTTTTATCACATCACACGCAACGCCCGACTTAGTAGCCTGTGACGAATCAGCGTCATACTCTACTTCGCGCCCGTCAAGGATGTAATTGCTATCAAGGGCGTACAGGTATATCATATCCTTGCCTTCACTGTCACGGTAGAAGTCCCAACGTCTTAGAAAGTAACCCGTTTCACCGTCCAGTGTAATCGAACCGTCCCCATTATCGCGCCAAATCTCGACAATCATATCCTTGCTGAAATCGTTCGGTGTCAGCGTTTGCGGTATCACAATCTCACAAGGCATGATTGCCCTGTCAAATCTTCCAGCCCGTAAGCTGTTGAACTGTGTCAGGCGTTTTATTTCAAGCCCATTATCTGTTTTGATAACTACCTGATATTTACTCATATTGAGCCGCGTCCAATCCGTGCAAGCGTGTTTTGTACTTTAGCACTCCTCCAGAGCTTGCATCTGTACCCGTCATAAATACGGCGATTTTGTTATCACCAGGTATAAGTGGAAAGTCCAGATTACTGCCCTTCACTAAGTAGCCTTTTACGTTGCCCCTGAAATTTGACGTCATAGTCAGCTTATCAGGACGTAAGTCAAGCGTTACAACTTCGCCTGAAAGTAGAGTGAGGCTGTTGAAAAAGAACGCTTTGCCTGTGTTGTAATTGCGAACCTGTTGAACTTGTCCGATACCTGTAAAGTCTAGCACCGGGTAGGATGTGGCTGATGGATTATTGACGGTTGTCACACCTGCTACTGTTGCAGTGCCTGATGTAGTATATCCAAGATATATATTATCTTGATGGTCTAAAAACAATGAGTAAACCTGAGCTGATCCCGGTAAATTTATATCTAAGGGTGTATAAATTCCGCTTCCAATATATATTGCAACCTTATCCGATAGCACAACATCGCCTGCACCTGTAAAAGTACCACCAAGATAAATTCTGTTATTTATAAATGCTAAATCTTGTGCGTGACCACCGATTAATCCAGATCCCAAAGCAATAAATTTGCTACCATTCCATTTAGTTATTCCAGCAACGGTAACACCACCAGCGCTTGTAAATGAGCCAGATAAATAAACATTGTTTGAATCATCAAAGCAAATTGAATAACAAACATCGTTTAATCCAGTACTAAGACTTGATAAACTTGAACCATTCCACTTAACAATATAATCTCCATTTGCATCACCAGCGTTTGTAAAATCTCCGGCAATATAAACATTATCATTATTATCTATTTTTACTTTAATAACATTGCCCGTTACTGCACCAGCCCCAACACTACTCCAGGTCGTGCCATTCCACATAGCTATTTTTCCTGTATCAGCAACCCCACCGGCGCTTGTAAAGCTACCACCAGCATATACATTTCCAGAACTATCAATATCAATTGAATAAACTGCCGCGACGGCAGCAAGCCCAGTTCCTAAAGATGATACACTAGAACCGTCCCATTTAACCATTAGGTCGCCATTTGCATCCCCTAAATTAGTGAAATTACCACCAATATATAAATTTCCGGCTGCGTCAAATTTTAATGCTCTTACTATTCCATTAATACCAGCGATAACACTAACCCAAGCGGTTCCACTCCATTTTGCCAAATAATCAGCATCAGCATCACCACCAGCATTTGTAAACTCACCACCGATATATATTACTTTTGTTATTGGATGTTGTGCTATTGCATGAACATGAGTTGTCACTCCTGCCATGCTATGCCATACACCTTCCCTGTCCTGATACACAATGCGATTAGCATCAGTCAATTCTGCGTTCAGCGTCAATCCTGCCCCAACGTCACCGTCAACTTCTAACGCAACGTCCGATAATCTAAATGTAATATCTGCAAAATGCGCAAATCGCATTTGTGGAGCGCTATCCAATCCGCTGATATACTGACACTTAATGTCCACCGGTTCGCTCGCTAATAAACCAGCGGCTGTATAACCCTGGTAGCGCAATACAAGCGGTTGCGCGTAACCTGTTACATCCGGCTTAATAAGGTTCAATAATGCCTTGCGTTTCGCCTGAATGTCGCCAATGTGTGAGCCTTCAAATACTACCTTGAGTGTGAAGTATCTCGATGTGTAATTGGAATATAGATAAGTCTCACCGCCGCTTGTAAGTGGTACTGCAACATGGTCAACAGGTGCTACACCTAAGCCTTCTAACAAAATATTCTTACAATAAGCGGAGATGTCAATCAAGTCACCGCCCGAACGCGTGTTGGCAGTACGATAGCTTACACTTGCATGAGCCTGTCCACCCCAGTAGTATTCAAGCACGTTTCCGGTATTGATATTGCCTTCAATGTCACCGTCAAGGTAAGTTGTGGCAGTTGTGGCAACTTCAATTTGTGCGCCGTCGACATAGATAAACTGTCCCACTGTTGGTGCTGTACCGTCTTCTGCAACAAATAAAAATCCTGCTAAATCTCCTGCAACAGGTGTTATATATGTGCTAACTCTTTGCCATTGGTCGGTTAATGTCATGTCGGGATAACCGACTACATAGCCCGTTGCGCTCGTAAAACTTGCGAATCGTACCGCTAATTTTGTTCCGTCATAACCGCTCGGAATATATATATCTACTGTACCTGTATGAGCAGCGGCTGTCAAAGTAATTGAATATGATAAAAAGGTTGTACTGTCTGCATAAGTACACTTGCACGAATACACGCCCCGTCTTTGTACGGTTGCACTTGTGGCGATGGTGTTCGTGCCGCCCGTAGTCCAGCCTGTTGTGCCTGTCTCAAAACTTGGATTAGTACAAAGGTTCGTTGTCGCCTTCGGTCTGATTGCAAATAGTTTGTAATTTGTTAGTGTCATAATGCGTATCCTCTCGCACGCTCAATACTGTACTGGATAAGGTCGGCTCGTGTATTGGTATAGATTGTCTGTTGCTGGATTGTCACACCCTTGTTTCCGATGTCCATACCGCTTGAGCGCATCGCTTCGACAATCTGTTGTGCATTGACTACCTGCCCACCGCCGGATGGTGTGATAAGCATTTCAGGACGTCCGTACTCACCCCATTGGATAGGTTGACCACCACGAACAGCACCACCAAGCGCTTTGGCTTCAAAGCCGCCGCCTGTAGATCCGCCGCTTCCCATTTGAGTTATTGCTTGAATACCATCTAATCCGTGAACTTGTAACCATACATTGACTTCTATATTTTTTTCTATTTTCGCTAATTTCTCTGCTAATTCATCCGCAGATAAACCAGCGGTATCAATGGCACCTGTGTAATTTCTCATTGTTTCCCATGCCTGTAGGGTTGATTCATCAATAAGACCCCAGTCCTCAGCGACTTTCATTAAGACGTCCTGCTCTTTTTGAGATAGACCATCCAGTCCCATTTGCTGTTGCATCATATCAAGTAATATTCGTTTTGTGGCAATCTCGTGTTCATCAGCGGTCTCTTTGATTTCGCCCTGTAATTCTCCATACTTTGTTTTCAGTTCTTCCAGTTCTGCTTTTTGGTCGTCTGTCAGGTCTTTCTTACCAGCAAACTTTTCGATCTCCTCGTTTGTTTTTAGGAGTTCGTCTTTTAGATTTCGAGTCGTTTGTTCAAAGTCTTTTATCTCGTTTCCAAGAGCGCCGCTAAGCAAGGTTCTATATTTTTCGGTTGATTCTTTTAATCGATCTATTGCTAATGTTTGTTCATCAATCGCGGGGGTTGTTTTATATTTAAATTGATCGGCAAGTCGTTTTTCGTGGTCATCCCATTTCTGGGTTACCATTGCTGCATTATAGGCTTCTTCTGAATAGTAGAACGTTGAATCTTTTAAAGCATTAACGGCATCCTCTGCTCCCCTTCTAACCGCAGTTAAATCGCCTTCTTCGTCGATTGCAACATGAAGCGAATCAAGAACTTTATCCAGACCAGCCTTATATTGTTCGTATGATATTTTTCCAGACTTTACCTGTTCGTTTAGGTCTTCAAGTCCGTTGATATTATCAGGTATATAATTCATCATATCGTCAAATGCTTGAGCTGCTTTTGTAAGTACAGGAATCAACTGATTACCGATTGATACTTTCAACCCCATAACAGTATCATTCATAT